CAAGCATGATAGTAAGAGCCTGAGCCAGTTCCAGAAACATGCCCTGTTGATGTGTATGCTTGACCAGCACTAGGCAAAACTGCAAAACCGCCATTGGTGTTTATGTTTGTTGTGGTTGTTGCACCAACTAACAAACTACCACCATAAGGATTTATCAAAATATCGTAATAAGTTGATGCTCCACCAGAATCTTGTGCTTGTAAAAACTTTTTACCGCCACCTGTTCCACCAAAATTTAATGAAGCTCCTGTGTTATCTCTAAATCTTTGTTGTGATGCAGTATCAGATGAATACGTTGATAAAATATCTAATTTTGCAGTAGGAGTAACTCCTACACCTACGTTTTGACTTGTATCTATTGTTACCGCTGTAGTCGTACCATTAGTTTGCAACAACAAAGAAGTATTAGATGCAACATTAGAAGCGTTGACTACTGTTGTAGAAACGTTTGTTAACCCCACAAGCGTAGTAGTTGTGTTCCCAAGACCAACAGATGTTGTACCAATAGTTGCATTTGTCGCAAAGTTAACATCTAACTGCGACAAAGGGATAGATGTTGTTGCGTTGCCGAAAGTATAGGGTACACCAGACATATTAGAACCTCACTCTTAATTCGTGTTCAAACTCAAACGTATTTACTACAAAACCCGCATTATTGGAAGTCATGGTGAGTCCCAAATACTTACCGTACTGCGAGGCATCCGATTTATACAAGTAATACCCTGTGGATAACAGCCACGGTATGACCGTACTGCTGTTATTTACCCATGATATTACCTGAGAATTGTTATTTAGCCAAGAAACTCCAGTGTCAGACAATGTGTACGCTGGACTAGCTCCTTGCTCAGAATCCACTGTTACATTAAATTGTCCACCCGCTGTTAACGTGGCTTCTACTGCAAATTTTAACGCTTGCTTGGTCCTGATAGGGTCGCCCATGTCCTGCAAAGCCGTCTGAATGTAACTTGCAATATTAGTTGTTGAGTTGTTGTAAAACTGATATAAAGCATTAGACGTATTTGTACCGTAAAGGTTTACTTTTCCGCCTATAGGCGCAGAAGTCACGTAAGGAATTTGTCCTTGATACGTAATAAACCATTTTTTCTCAAAAAACACGGCCTGAATGTACCTAGAGCCACCAAATCCAAAAAAACACCCGCTAGTAACGTAAAAATTAAACACGGCACACAAAATGTTGTTCAGAAGTGCCTGTCCAGCCGTTACTGGCTTTGTAAAGTCTATATAAGGGAAAATACCGTCTAGTGGGTCGCTAATCTTGGTAGTCGTAGAACCTACAAGGGCGTACACACCATAGTCGTTCAGGAACAATACAGACCTGAAGTACGGGAATATGGCATAAATACGCTTAGAACCAATAGAAGCAGAGACGTTGGTATTGGTAAATACGGTACTTCCTGTAGAAGTGACCTGTAAGTTACTGAATACGTTGATACTATCATCACCAAAGATGTACAAGAAGTTATTAGCGGATAGTAAAGCCTGGATATTGCCGTGCAGGGTCGAATCCGTCAGATTAAAGTTTACAAAAGACACAGAACTAAAGTCAGTTGGGCTAACCGCACTAGAAGCATAGACTGTCCGACCTGCTGCTACCCAGACACGCCCTGAGAATGTGGCTACATCCACAATTCCGTTGGTATTGACAATAGCAGTAGCGGTTGCGTTGGCAGTGACGTTGGCTGTATACCCGTTAGCAAAGCTCACGGTAGGCGCTGAAGTGTATCCAGAGCCAGGATTATTCATAATAACCTGAGTTACAGCGTTGCCAGAAACGATTGCAGTGCCGTTAGCGCCCGAACCCCCGCCACCAGTAAAGGTGACGTAGAAAGAACCGTTAGCACCGTATCCAAAGCCACCAGAATTGATTAAAACTGATACAGTGCCTGTTGCAAAAGTATTTAGCTGAATAATAGCTGTGGCGTTTGTTGTTGCCCCACCGCCTTTAATGGTAATTGTAGGCTGTGATGTATAACCAGAACCCGCATTTGTAAGCGATATATAACTGACTGTATTGGCTGTACTGACCGAAGCCACCGCAGTAGCTTGTATACCGCCTGTCTGGTTTGGTGCACTAATAACAACGTCAGGAACACCCGTATAACCAGCTCCAGGATTGGTAATGCCAATAACACCTATAGAACCTATGGCTATAAGGTTGCCTCCATCCCACTCGTAAAGACCTTTTACGGGGTCTCCAATGTACAGATTGGTGTTCTGATACTGTGCAGAGCTAATTCCAGTGCCTGTAAACGTCCCTGCAGAAGCAATGTTGCCTTTGGTAGAGGTAGTCAGGTCAAAATACTGCATTGACCCGTCTGTCTGGGCTGCAACAATGTAATCGTCATTGATATTGGCGCTTGTCAAATAACTGACAACGTTAGAGAAGACTACAGCGTTACCTGACGAGTTATTGACAGTCGTAGATTGAGGAGTAATACGCAAATTACCCGAACCAACGGGCATGGCGTTTTCTAGCCAATAAAACTCATCTTTTTCGATTGCCGTGCGGTTGGCTTTGGTGTCAATTCCTCTGAATTGTTTAATAACCGCATAGCTTTTCTTTTGCTCTGCTGCTGCCATTCCTAACCTCCACTACTATAGGGGTTCGGAATCCTTCTTGTATAGGTACTGTTGAGTACGTTCAAGACATGTTTGTTGTATTCTTGTTTAAATATCTCAGCTTCACCGTAAGATTGTTCGTAAAACTTAGCTTTGTAGGCAGAGTAATATTGAACACAGGTTGACCAAGGGTCTAATATCTGGTCTACGGCTGTAGGCGTGCTCAAAGACAGAGCTGTCGGCAAAATGACAGTATCTAGCTCAATGTAGTAGCTTTGGTCAGGTACAGGCGCAATGTAAATCTGTTGCTGACCGTATACAGAGAAACAAATAGGTCTGCCTACATAATTTTGCCAATAACGTAATTGAGCAGTGAAATCAGACCAAGGCAGATAACGCATAGGTATACGACTGTTGCCCCAATACAGGTTAATACCAAGAATATCAATGGTGTTAATGCTGTTAGGTAATGCTTGAAACGGGATAATCTCAGCGTTTTGAACGTAGAGCAGAGTTGCAGTACCGTCTGCGAAAGCAGTAGATGGGGGAAAAATATTAGAGCCAGTAGGGTACGCAGGGGCTGACGAGCCAGAAGTTCCCGAAGTCTGATACTGGTAAATGTATATATTACTCCAAACATATTGCCCCGCAGTTACGGCAGTGTTAGCCACCCACGGAGTTGCGGGTGTCTGATTTGTGTTTGAACTGGTGTAAGGGTTGTAAGATGCTATAGGCGTAGACGTATTTTGAACCGTCCGTAAGCATCCTGTGTCTCTAACTAATCTTTCTCTCGCCTCGTTAATGTAATTTGTTAACTGAGACTGCGACCAAAAGTTATTGTTGGAGTCATGCAACAGATTTTCAACTTGATAAAGGTAATCATTGAGCGTTGGCATGAAGCATCCATAGTTAAGCTACCCGTCTTTCAGAGGATTTCCCCCCAACGGATTTTTCAACCCGAAGGGGTACAACTCCTACAGCCGAGGGTAACGAGCTGTTTTTTCCTGGCTTCACAGTTGTTATTTCAAACTGGTCTAGCTTTTTTAAACTTTCCTCAAGTTCCGCATGAGTGTGAATCCACCCGTGCCGAACCAAAATGTGTTCTCTATCGTCTAATCCGTAACCAAAGAGTTGTACTGCACCACCTAGTGGAATCTCTACAGACTCATTACGTTTAAACTCGTAAACAACACCGTCATAACCTATAGTTAATTCGGTGTTGCTACGATTAGTGACAAATACGGTTTCCATTAGAACTGGACAACGTCACCGTACACTTGGAAGCTAACTGTGTTTGAGTTACCACTTGCGGTGGTTACGTTCACATAGAGAGCTTGCGTTTGATTTCCTGTAATAGCTGTTGAGGCTAAGTAAGGAGATGCAATGGTTAAGTCTTGGAACTTTCCTGCGCCAGACAACGTACTCAAGGCAACGTTGGCAACAACTGCGTTAGAAGCATTGCCGTCATTACTTGTGGTAATTGTGACGTAAGCAGAAGCTACAGAACCTGTTGGGTTATTTAACGTAATTCTACGAAGAATAACCGCACCAGAGCCTGTAACGTTTCCACTATTTGTCAATCCACCGTTGAGCAACGGGATAGTAACAACTGCGTTACCTACCGTTGCCAAGGATTGAGCTAAGGCGTTACCAATACGACCACTCCCAAACGAATCCAGGTAATACTGACTGACTGAATCGGGATTAGCCATTTGTTACTCCTTAAGATGCGTTATAAGTACCAGAAACGTTCTGACCACCTTCAACAGTTAACACTGTGAGGGTTGCGTTGGTCGTTGCGTTTGCAAATACGTTAACACCGTCAGAAATAACCATACCACCTGTGTTAATTGCGTACAAGTTAGAAACAGCAGTTATGTTTCCAGTTGTTGCATTAACAGCAGTAGCTACAGTGATGAAAACGTTAGCTGTACCAGGAATCAAATATGTTCCTGCTGGGATAACGTTACCTGTGGTTGTTGCTGAAATGGTGGCAAAAGTGAAGTACGCACCAGGCGTGTTCGCTGTTGCATTTGCAAGGATGATTTTGTTTAATGCTAATGACATTAGTGTGCTCCTTACAGTGAGAGGTAGTTGTAGTTGTTAATCTTAGACATTGACTTGGGCTTGACAGACACCAACTCAGCAATCATAAGAACAGCACCTACGTAACCAATTTGCCAGTTGGGGAGTGTGGACTCAAATCCTGTGAACACAAATGAACCTTGCTCGTGGATGTACAAGCTGAGGTAGTTAGTGTTCAGGAAGTACACAGTACCTTCTGGGCAATATGGGTCTGGATAAATTGGAACTCCAGCAACCATCAGTGCTCTGAAAGCTGCTTGAGGACCATTGTTGTCACCGTCAAAGCCTGAGCCTGGGGTGATAACGTATTGCTCTTGACCTACAAAGTCTTGAGCCAATAATGTCCATGTACCAAATCCGCAAACACCAAACGAAGGCATTTCTGCACCACGCTTAACTGTTCCAGAGATGTACTGGAGAATATTTTGACGAGTTGGGTTTACGTTTCCTGCGTTGTAAACCTTAGACTGCCACCATGTGTAGGTGCTACGGTTAATGTTACCGTATGTAGTCTGGTATGTTGCGCCACCAGTACCGTCATCCACCGCTGCGGGGAGACCGATAAACTGTTGGTTGTTTGTGGTGTTGTTATACAAGGCTGTTGCCATTGCATCCATCATCACGTTGGTTGCGTCATTCATACGAGCTTCAATCAATGGAATGATTGCAGCGTCTTGTTGAGCAACACCTTCCATACCGAGGAACGGTACGGGAGAAATCATCAACTTGAGGTCGTATTCAG